CTAGCATTTGATAGTCCTGCGCACTGCCTGAAGTTTGGGCGCTGCGATACGCTTGTGCAGGATTTTTATTTGATCTAGATTGGAACATATCTCTAAACAAAACCTGCGCAGGCAGTGTACCGCCTTCTATCTGAAATGCCTGCTGTGCCGGTATCTGGGTGTTGTAGCTAATAGCCATATCTTCAGTTGTTGGCTTCAGGTTTTCTGGCTGCTCAAACTCTGCAAGCAATCCACGCAAACCTACCTGACGCGGCGCCATGTTATGCATATTTGGCTCGTTTACAGCTTGATAGATATCAGACAACGGAAGAGTGCCATGCATCTGCATTTGCTTTTGGCCTAATATTGGAGTCAATGCTTTTCTTAAGTTGCCAGTTGAAAATCCAAGTGATGCTGCCCTTTCTCTGTTGGTTATTAAATCCATCATGTCGCTGGCGCTACTATAACCTTCCCAGTTTTTTGCAATATTTTTAGTGTCGCCCTTATCAAGCAAACTTCGCATCATTTGATCTAACTGCGCTTTACCTGCAGCATCTAGATCTCCGGTTGCTTCTAGGTATCTAAGCTGCGCCATTGCTGGGTGATAGCTAAAGTTTGATCCGGCGTGTTGCATTGGCGAATAGATCATTAAAGGCAATTGGCCCGTCTCTTCCATGACCTTCATTGCGTGGGCCTGTTTGCCCGTAGCTGCGCCAGAGTCAGATGCCCAGCTCTTCCAAATGTCAGAATAGAATGGGCCGCCATGCAAGTACATCGGCTCAATATCAACACCGCCTACTCTCTGCAGCAACCCGCCACCAATAGCCATGTCTGCCGGAAGCATAATAGCTGGCCTGCCCTGAAGCTGCTCCCAGCTAATAGACGGCAGAGCAGTGTCTTGTGTTGCAACTACCCTACTGCCTTCTGGCCTTTTTTCTTGCATTGCCCTGTATCGCTCACTTTGTTCCAGCGCCTTTTGCTCTTTTGTGATCATTGCTTTGGGGACGCCTTCGCCGTACTCGCCAGCAATTGCTAACTGCGATATTGGGTCTTCCACATAACCAGCAGGTGTCTGGAACTGTAATCTTGGCGCCTCAATAACCTCACCAGCCCGCCTAGTCGTAACTTCTGGCCCAAAAGAATCGGGCGACTGGTAGTTTTCAGGCAGCTTAAATGGTTCGTTTTTCTTTTTCTTTGGTTTTGGCTTGTCCTCATCTAAGGATTTAAGCAAACCTTTTACTGCAGCCTTAGCCATTAGTTGGCACCTCCGAAATATTTTTTAAGCAACCCCATTCCGGGCAAAATATAACTAATCGTCTCAGCAGTATTGCCAGCCCTAGCGACATTGCGCTTTTGTCTGTCGCTTAGTTTGTCGTATTCCTGCGCAGCAAAACCGATGGCCTCGTTCAAAGTGCTAGTGTCTTGCTGCATCTCTGGGCTAGGCATTGGAATAGCGTAGGGATTGGCAGCCATCTGCACAGTTTGTGCGTTGTAGGGCATATCTGCTACACGTTTAATGCCTGAAGCAACCGGCTGTAAAGCAGTGCCCAATGCGCCGTAAAATTGTTGATCAAGGTAATCAGTGCCATCGGTTGCCGGCAGTGTGCGATTCTCTCTGATCTCTCTACCTGTCTCTGGATCAAACATACCCGAAACTGCCCCGCCAATATCTCTCAGAAAAGTCTCTCCAGCTTGAGCAAGCCACAGCGGCTGGTCGGTTAAATTGTAGTTGGCATCAAAGGGCTCAGAATCGTCTTCTGACGCCATTCCGCCAAACTGGTCTAACCATGCCTGCCCACGTTGTTGCATGGCAGGATCGTCGCTCTGGGCCATTTGTTGGGCTCTCTGAACGTCTGCGGCATATCTGTCTTGATCTGTCATCTCTACAGCATCCTGCTCGCCATCATCGGCACTGGCCCCAGCAGCAGCTCCAAGCAATCCTAGACCTGTAGCTAGATTCTTTTCGTTTCGTTTGAATCGACCACCATATTCGCCGTAAATCTCTTGTTCAGATTCGTCGAAATCAGTAAGTTGGAGAAGGTTCTGTTGTTCGCGCGGAAGTGCGCCATCAGCTCTTTCAAACCGTTCTGGTGGCACAGCCCTTGGGTTGTAAGGCTTCATGCTGGCGAGCTTATCTCTACCAACTACAACTTCGGCCTCAACCTCCCCTGCATTATTTTTATAAGCATTGTAAACATCTTCATCATTTATCTCCCTTGGCAATTTTGTACCAAAGAGCGACTGTAAATACCTAAAACTTTGGCTATCATCAAAGTAGTTGTCCATTGCATATTTGATAGCATCTGTACTTAACCCACCAGAAAACCCTTCTTGTTGCTGTACGGCGTGTTGCATCTCATGCAATATTGTTTCTCGCAATTTTTTATAGGTCAGGTCTGGGCTCAAAGTTATAGCATGATTTTTGGGATCAAAAGAACCATCAATACTTGATGTCATTAACTTAGGATCAAACTGTATCTTGTAATCCCTTAACTTGGGAAGTTCGAGCCCATATCCTTCATTTTGCACTTCGCCTAGTAGCAGTGGGTTTTCGCCGTCATAAGAGTTTAAAAGCACTGGGTCGTCTATAACATCGCCAAGCGTCAAAACATTACTGCCGCTTCCCTCCAAACCTTCTAGATTTATTTTGGTGTTGTCGTAATTTGTGTGCTCAGTTCGCCACATCCCATCGGCGCCCTGATTCCAACCTGTGCGGCCCCATATATCCTCAGCATTCATGCCAGTAGCTTGCATTTTCTTAGCCATTCCTAGCATATCTTGGTTTGCCAAGCCTTTTAATGATCTTAAACCAAGAAAAGTTGCGTCGGCATCCTCTGACTGCAATGTAGCCGCGCCAGCCAATCCAGCAGTTCCCAAGGCGGCAGGGTTGCGCTCAGTGATTAGCTCTAATAGGGTTTTTGGTTTTGGGTACAAAATATATCTCCACGCGGTTATGCAGAGATTATATCATGCGAGACCTTGAAGGTTGCGGCGGATAGGATCACCCCAGTTGCTGGTCTTCCGATAGCCAACAGCTAGGTATCTGAGGGCATCAGCACAGTGAGATGTCCAGTCGTGCAATGGACGCCCCCGCCATGTCATTCCCTTGTCGTCGTACTCTCTACGGTACTGACGTATAGCATCAATAGCCCTGTCGCAGTTCTCCTTGTCGAACCAAGCGTTATTGAGCATAGACCTTACCGCTTGTATACCATCGTCAACACCGAGCTGAGGCGCGATTGTGATGGGATTTAGGCCTAGTTGCATCAATGTCTCGTATCGGCTCTTACCAGTGCCAAGCTCCCTGACTCTGACATCGTGCGGCAGGATATGCTGTCCGTAGAAGTAGCGCTTTTGCTCTAAGACTCTGGCGTAGTGCTCTAATCCAACACCGCTGCTTTCGTAGTAGTCAATCAGCCTGACCTCTGGGCCGTGCATCTGAGCGAACCAGATCGCCGTAGAATCGCCCATACCCAAATCCCATGCGGTTACTACAGGTAGGGCAGGATCGTAGTTTACAGACGTTATACGGCCCTGTGCGTTAGCCTCTCGCATCTCAACGGCATAGTATGCCCCATCCACATGGATAAGCATCCCGCCTTCCCAGATGTGCTCGTAGTTGTCTGGGCGGAGTCTCTGGTCTTCCAGTCTCTCTGCATCCAGCACCTTTGGGAACCACGGGTTATCACGCCAGTTCAGCTCGACGATCTTGCTGTCCTCTGGCGGGTGTAGTCTGAATCGTTGGTGCGTAGCTGAGTGCTTGGTCTCAGGGTTCCATGTTACCCAGATCTCTGACTCATGCTCTCGCACTGTAGGGATGAGCTTAGACCATGCCGTCTCTGATACCGTCTCAGCCTCGTCTACCCATGCCAGTATGATCCTAGCCTTGGACTTGATCGAGTCGAGATTGCGTCTTAGGCCGGCAAAAGCGTAGTTTATATAACCATCCTTAGATCTGATGTACTTCTCGCCGATCTCATAGTATGCGGATAGCCAAGGCACTGAGCGTATGGCAGCCTTGATCTCCTCCAGTGAGGACTCATCCAAGCTGTTCATAAACTCACGGGCGCAGAGTATCTGGCCTGACTTGCCCTGCATTCCCCACTTGTAACCCCATACAGCGGTCATTAGTGCGAATGTGCGAGTCTTACCTGAGCCTCGACCTCCGTATGATCCACGGTAACGGGCTTCGCCAGAGAATACAGGAACCAGCTTAGGCGGTAGCTTTATCTCAGCCGTGTCTGCTGGCAGTTTACTCGTCGTCGTCACAAGTGACCTCTGCGCTCAGTAAGATCTTAACGGGTAAGCTCTCTCCGTGCGTTGTATGGTCGATTTCCTGCTTGTCGTTGTACCCATGCTTACCTAGGGCTAACTTCACCAGATTGGCGTTAAGCTCGCCTCTAAGACCCCCATCCCATAGTACCTCGTGCTGGGCTTGCATAACTCGTCCTAATATATCCGCAAACTCAGCTTTGTCTGGGTCTTTTCCCCAGTCATACAGAGTTGACGTACCAATATCTAGGTAACGGGCTAAGCCAATATGCGATGGTATTGCAGTAACGTAGGCATCCAAATAGGTGTGCGCCTTCTCTAGCAATTCAGGTGTGTACTTTGTTGGTCTCATCTTGTTCGCTCCGGAGTGCAAGATT